CTTCTTTCGTCAAGCGTTTGCGTGATGAAATGGGTATCAAATTCCAACTTGTACTTTATAACAAGGCGGCTGACTATTACGGCACTATCAGCGTGAAGAACCGGGCGCTTAACGAGGGTTGGAGCGAGGCCAGCCTGGTTTATTGGGTTACTGGTGTCTCGGCGGGCTGCGAGGTCAACAAGAGCAACCAGAACAAAATCTACAACGGCGAATTTAGCGTTTTCGCGGACTACACGCAGAACGAATTGAAAAAAGCCATTAAGGCCGGCGAGTTCACGCTGCATAAGGTGGGTGCGGATATTCGGGTGTTGGAGGATATTAACACCATGGTTACCACCAGCGACACGCAGGGCGATATTTTCAAGGATAACCAGACCGTGCGCGTAATGGATCAGATCGGTAATGATATTGCGGTGCTGTTCAACACCAAATATCTGGGCGTGGTGCCGAACGACGCGGCCGGCCGCGTTTCGCTGTGGTCGGATATTGTGGCGTACCACCGCGATTTGGAAAGTATCCGGGCGATCGAGAATTTCTCGGACGCCGACGTGGTGGTGGAACAAGGTAATACCAAAAAATCTGTGGTAGTCAGCGATCTGGTAACGGTGGTCAACGCGATGGGCAAGCTGTATATGACCGTTACCGTGGCTTAAAAGGAGGTAAAATAAATGGCAAACAATACGCTTATGGAAGCCGCCGATTCGGTTTATGGCGGTTTGGCCGAATGTTTTATAACCATTGAGGGGCGGCGCTATAACTTCATGAACATGACCGAGTTCGAGAGCAAATGGGACGTGAACATTACCGACGTGCCGATTTTGGGCAAGGTTGGCATGGGGCATAAATCTTCCGGCGGCAAAGGCACCTGGAGCGGTACGGCGCATTATAATCAGTCAGTCTTTCGGGAGCTGGCCGATAATTACCAAAAAACCGGCTATATGCCTTATTTTGAAATTCAGGTGTCGAACGAGGATCCGGGCAGCGCTGTGGGGCGGCAGACGATCATTCACCGCGGCTGCCTGTGCGACAGTTTTACTCTGGCTAAGTTCCAGGCCGGGGAGGATCTTTTGGACGAGGAATTGTCCGGCACCTTTGAAAGCTGGGATCTGCCGGAGAAATTTAACCAACTGAACGGTTTCGCAACCAATTAAAAAAAAGGAGATTGAGAAAGATGTCAAAATTTGCCAGATTTATGAAAGCTAACAAAAAAGAACACGCCAACGCTTTTTACGCGGCCACTAATTCGCTTTGTGATGAGAACGGCCAGTCCTTGCAATGGGAGTTCCGGCACATCACCTCGCGAGATGTGGAAGCCATTCGGGACGACTGTTTTGATGATGAAAAGCCGGGCAAAGGCAATGCCTATATGCCTAAGCTGAATATGAGCAAATACATCAGCAATTTGATCGCGGCGACGGTGGTTGAGCCGGATCTGCGGGACGCGGAGCTGCAAGACAGCTATGGCGTGAAAAAACCGGCCGATCTGTTGCTGGCTATGGTGGACGATCCCGGCGAATATAACCGGTTGGCCATTTGGGTGCAGAATTTTCTGGGGCTGACTAACACTATGGACGATAAGGTGGCCGAGGCAAAAAACTAATCGACAGCGGGGACTGGGAGGCTAATTTGGCCTATTACGCCCTGCTGAAGCTGCATGTTCTGCCGCATGAGCTTTTGGCTATGGAAGATGAGGAAAAGGCTTTTCTCGTTGCTGCGGTGGAGAAAAAATGCAAAGCTGACCGGGAGCTTGAGCAAAAGCTGAAAAAGCAGCAGCCTAAAAAGGGGCGGGCCCGTCGGCGTGGAAGATAAAAACTGTTTAAGGCTTGACAGAAAATGCCGGGAGGTGGTATTATGTAGTGAGAAAGGGGCTGGTTTATGATGTTTGGTGAAACGCCAGAACAAAAAGCACAAAGAAAAGATCTACAACGCCGATCGTTAGGCTGTACTCATATATCTGGGCTGCCTTTGATTCAAGGAGTAAATTGTAGTGTTATTTTTGAGGAAGATAACATTACCATTAAAACCCATGATAATAACAGCACACAATTTAGGTTGGCTTATAACAAGATCGTAAATTTGCAGGCCCAATCCGGCACAGAGATTGATAGTGCGCTGATTAGCAGCGCTGGCGGCGCGGTTGGCGGTGGAATGCTTTTTGGCGTGCCAGGAGCCATAGTTGGCGGCAGAGCCAAACAGAAAGAAGTCAGGACTATCAGGCATTATCTGGTTATTTCATATAAGAAGAACGACGCTGTGGAGTATTTGAATTTTATAACCTATGATTACTTGCGAACCTTAAAGCTTATCGAAAAGTATATGCCTTTGATAGCTGGCGGTTCTTCGGTTATTGAGTTATAGTTTTGACTATTAGACAATTAAATAAAATACCGTTGCTCATTTTAGCAGCGGTATTTTTATGCAAAAAGATTGATTGGAGGTGATGATATATGGCAACGATCCAGACGGCGATCGAACTGGAAGATAATTTTTCGCCGGTTCTGCAAAATATTGTGGGATTTATGAATTTGGCTATGGGTTCTATGGAGCTGATGCAGAAAACCATGAACCGGCCTTTTGAAGCGGCCGCCTTGCAGGGTATGCGGGATTATGTCGAACAGACCGGCGCGGCTATGCAGCTGCTGAGTGAAGAAATGGAAAGGGTTGCCAAGTCAGCCGCGCAGCCGTTGGCTCCGCATGTTCAATGGCAAAGCGATACAATGCCGGTGTTTACGGGTTTTGGCATTGAGCGGTTCTGGCAGGAGGCCGATATGGTGGAACGCCAGTTAAACGTTTTGTACGGCAGCCAGGTCAGAATTGCCGAACAGGCGGCGCGCACCGATATTTTTCAGCCAGAGGCGGCCAATGACCTATACGAAATTGCGCAAAGAATGAATATCATTCAAACGCAAATGGCCAATATCGAAAACAATCCGGCCGGACTGAATTTTAATCTGGCCAACGGTGAGCTGGAACGTATGAGAAGCCAGTTGGCGCAGGCGGTGCAGGAACAGCAAATACTGAATAACGCGGTGGCCGGCATGGACGTACAGACGGCCAACGAGGCCTATTTGCGGTTGTTGCAAACTGTGAGCAGCACCGAACGGCAGATCCGGGACAGCCTGAACATGAAGCTGCAATGGCAGTGGCAGACCGACACCATGCCGGTATTCACCAGTTCTGGCATAGAACGCTTTAGACAGGAGCTGGACAGCACCAACAGTCGCTTGAACGTATTGTATAACACTCAGGCACAAATCGCGGCGACCGCGACGAATATGGATTTAATGCCGGATAATGCCGTTTCTGATTTGAGAAATATGCAAAATCGTTTGCAGGCTATCTGGCAGCAGGTTTACATGATCGGCAGTAATCCGCTGAATTTAGGTTCGGATTTGGCTAATCAGGAGTTGGAGCGGCTGCGCTGGCAGTTGGAACAGGCGGTGCAGCAGCAGGAAAGACTGAATACTGCCGTTGATGATATGGACGTACAGACGGCTAATGACGCTTATTTGCGCTTATCTGATATAGTTGGCAATATTGAGGGCTATATCCGGGATAACACCGACGCGCAGGGCAATTTTAATGAGGCCATTGAAGAGGGCAGCAATCAGGCTTTGGGCTTATCCAATATGATCGCCAATGCCGCCAAGGCTTATTTGGGGCTGGCCGGCTTGCGCAAAGCTTTTGACTTTGGCCGTACCTCCATGGCGGCCTTTGACGTGCAGATGAACGCCGAGGTGCAGTTAGCTACGGTGGCTGGCAACATGGGTATGGACGATTATTACCAGCAAATGCTGGAGCAGGCGGCGGCGATCCAGGGGCGCGGCATGTATGGCGATGAAATTATGATCGGAGGCGCGGCGGAGCTGGCCACTTACTTCACGGACGGCAACGCGGTTTTGAGCATGATGGACACGCTGACCGATTATGCGGCCGGCATGAGCGGCGGCGGCGAGCTGGACTACCAGCAAATGGTCGATTATGCCACCGGTTTAGGCAAGGTTATGAGCGGTTCTTATGAGGCGATGACCAAAAAAGGCTTTGAGTTCAGCAAGGCGCAAAAGGCGATCATTGAGGGAACGGCCAGCCATGCCATGATCGTAAATACCTTAGGAGCGGAGTATCTGGATATGAGCGCGGATATGCAGGCCGCGGCGGCGATCAATCAGGTGATCGAGGAAAGCTGGGGCGGCTTGTATGCGGCCATGAGCAGTACGCCGCAGGGTCAGATCATTCAGTTGACCAACGCTTTTGGCGATTTGCAGGAGCAGATCGGCCAGCAGGTTTATCCATATGTAATGCTGTTTGTGAATACTTTCCGGGAGAACTGGCCGACCATTGAAAACGTGTTGCATGGCATTGTCAGCGGTTTCAACAATGTGTTGGGTGTGCTTAATTTGGTGGTCGATGCCGGTTTGTCTTTTGCGGATATGGTGGCGGATAATTGGAGCTGGATTTCGCCGATGATTTATGGAGCGGCAGCTGCGCTAGGCGCTTATAAAGCAGCTTTGTTAGCTAATAATGCTGCGCAGGCTATTCACAATAGTTTGCAATCTATTACCGCGCTGCGTTCTCAAGCTGTTTGGGCAGCATTTAATATGCAAACAGGCGCTACATTTGCGGCAACAGCTGCACAATATAGCTTTAACGCGGCGTTATGGGCGTGTCCGATTACCTGGATTGTGTCAGGAGTTATCGGTGTGATTGCCGTATTTTACGCGGCGGTGGCAGCTGTAAGTCATTTTGTCGGCACAACTGTTTCTGCAACAGGCTTGATTTGCGGCG